GATGTTCAGGACGAGATCCTGATGAATGTCCATGACCGGCTCTTCGACAAGCGCGTCAAGCCGCTGACAGCGATCCTACGCCTGCAGGCCGCGACGCGATTGACGTATGCCATCTCCGCGGTTCTGAACCTGCGGCGCGGGCCGGACCCGCTGGTCGTGCGCAACGAGGCGCTCGCCCGCCTTTCGGTCTATCTCGGCAGTCGAAACCAAGTGGGCCGCGCGCATACGCGCTCCGGGATTTACTCGGCGCTGCATGCGCCGGTGCTGGAGAGCGTGACGCTGAACGCGCCGATGACGGATGTTGATCCGGGCGCAGTGGGGGTGGCGGTGCCGACCACCATCGATGTGACCTGGAGCATCCTCAATGAATGATCCGATTGCGGTGTCGTTGCTCCCCGAGAACAGCACTCCGCTTGAACGTGCGGTCAGCCTGACGAATGCGTCGCGCTATCCCATGCCGGCCGAGCTGCTGCGGACGATTGACGACCCGCTGACGATCCCAGAGCACCTGATCGCCTATGCCGCGTGGCATTACTCGGTGGACATCTGGAATGAAACTTGGCCGCTCGCCAAAAAGCGATCGGTGATCTCCCGTTCTATCGAGCTCCATTCCCTCAAGGGAACGCAGGCGGGCATCGAAGAATATGTGGCGGTAGCCGGATCTCAGGTGCTTGAGGTCAAGGCGCCCCCGCAAGGTATGTTCATGGCCGCCGATCCCACCAAGGAGGAGCGCAACGCCTATCTCGCCAAGCTGCCGGCGATCCGTGTCTACCTGCAAAGCGACAAGGGCGTCGCCGACGCGGCGCTCTATCTGGACGATGGCTTCTGGGATGAAGATTGCTTCGGCCTCGATATGGGCGCGGCGCTCTATGGCCGGAAGGCGGTCCTCTATCAGAACGGCGGCGAAACCCCGCTCAAGATCTATGGCGTCGACACCTCTCTTGAGCGCCATGAGGTTTCGGACATCGAGCGCGTCGGCGTGCCGGGTCTGGCCGGCGCGGCCATGTTTAACGACGACGGGTTTTGGGACGCCGAATACATGGACCGATCGGAGAAAGCTCCGCTCACCTTCACCTACACGCTGGATCGATCCTACGACCAGGCCGTCGACACGCTTTGGTATTCGACCCTCACGCCCGGGCTCGATCCGGTAAGCCCTCGCTATGAGCGCGTTTCAGCTCAGGGCTTGGCCGGCGCGGCCATGTTCCTTGATGACGACTATTGGGATGAAAAATACTTCGTTCCTGACGCGGCGCTGATGTTCGACCAGATGCGTCTCGTCGACCCCAGCATCAAAGGGCCCATGGCTATCGGCGATAGCTTTTGGGACGACTCTCGTTTTGGCATGGAGCCATTCACCGCCGAGGTGATGATCCTGACGGAGCGGACAGCTGATCGTGCTGAAGCGTTCATCGACGATGATTACTGGGACGACCTAACGCCAGTCCCGGAAAACCTCGACCTGCAAAACTTGGCACTGGATGCGGTGGCCCTGGCCAAAGAGCACCACTCCAAAGTCCTCGTCACCTTCCAAACCACGCGCCCGATCACCTTCGGCGATGCTGTCCGAATGGACGGCACCTATAAATTCAACAGTCGCGTGCGCGCGCACCTATGAGGCGATAATGGAAAAGACCCGTAATATTGCGCAGTACCAGAAGGCATCCTCGGCCGACTTCAACAAGCTGGCAGCTTATGCGCGGATGAGCTTGGACCATATCGTCAAGTACGGTCTCGGTGCTGGGTACGTCGGTTTCAACCTGACGCAGGCTGGGCAGACGGTGGTGACCGTCAGCAACGGCTACCTGTTCGACGCATCGGGCGCGGTTTATTTCCGTGACGACGATGGCGGTGTGGACCTTGATTTCCTGACCCAGTTGCCGGCCGTTGCTGGCCGTTATGGCGCGATCGTTGTGTGGGCTCCTGGCGAGCAGGATGCGGCGGCCGAAGAGCGCGAGTTCCTTCTCAACGCGGTCACGCGGGCCACGGAGGGGCGCATCGTCGCTACCGAAAACTGGCGCCAGGCCAGCGTCCAGTTTTTCATGGGTCAAGAAAACGCCACGCCAATCAAGCCGGTCGTGCCGTCAAACTTCACCGTCATCGGCTGGGTGCTGCTGAGCAACACCGGCATCGAGAGCTTCGAGATGAACGACGATGCCCGGCTTCGGTCGGCGCATGATGCTTGGGCTTTGGGCCAGCTCACGCTGCTGCGCCTTCAGGCCGTGGACTCGCAGCTTCAAACCCTCGGTTCGGATCTGGCGCGCATCGCGCAGACGGCAGAAAGCCGGGCTGACAAGAGCTTCGTCAATCGGCTTGCGTCCGAGCTGGCGCGCGTCCGCGAAAAGATGGACCTGCCGGACGATTATATCGACTTCGGTTCGGACAGTTTTTTGGACGACACCGAAAGCGACAAGACCTCTCCAGGCTATCTGGCTCTGGTGGAAGAGGGCGTGCGCTTCCCGCCCGCCCAAGTCAGCACGATCGAGCTCGCCCTCAACAATCCGGCCGACGCCAACATCGTCACCAAAGCCGGCATCCTTTTGCCCAAGCATTCCCTCGAGCTGCGTTGGCGAGCGATCGCCGGCAACAGCGGAGAGATGGCGCTCAACTCGTTCTCCTACGCCACCAACGCCATTACCATCGCCAACATGAGCCGCTACCGCACGCGGCTCGGCAAGCCTTTCCAAGTCGCCGAGTCCGCGGCGTGGTGGAAGAGCGGCAAGTACAAAGACAGCGTGCGCGGCATCTTCGAAAAAGGTGGCGAGACCTTCCAGGTTCTCGCCACCGGCGAGGCTGACGAGGCTGGCCATAAGATCTATCGGGTGCAGCAGCAGTGGATCGACACCGTCGATACCCCATACTGGACACGCGACTCCGTCCCGCAGGGGACGACGCTGGCCGGTTACCCTTGGGTGCAGACCTTCCTGATGTCGCAGGACATGATCGTGACGGGCGTGAGCGTTCCATTCTCGCGCCTTGATAGCTCTGGCCCGGTCACCTTCGGCATCTGCGAAGTTAAAGCCGACGGCTCGCCGAACTTCGACATGATGTTGAATATTGCGACGATCCCCTATGCCGACCTCAGCTTGGGCGCGTCTCCATCGCCCAAGTATCCGTTCCCGCCCACCTACCTCAAGACCGGCAAGCGGTATGGGCTGGTGGTGATCACGGCGGCAAACCATTGGGTCTATGTCAGCGATCAGCAGGCGGACGCGGCCGGCACGATGTTCTTCATGACGGGCGGCGGCTATTTCCAGGCCGACCCTTCGAAGAACATCCTGATCGACCTCTACTTCGCCAACTTCGATGTCCCCCGCACCGAGATCGTCTTCAATCCAGTTCAGCTTCTGAACGGCATTGCGGCGCTCGACATCATGCTCAAGGCCATCGTTCCGGATCAGTGCTCGATCACTTTCCTGGTGCAGGTAGGCGGCATCTGGCGGCTGTTTGATCCAGCTTTGCCTTCGCCTCTTGCTACGCTGCCAACGTCGGTGCCGATCAAGGCGGTCCTGCTGGGGACTGCCACGATGCAGCCGCTGCTGCAGCTCGCCGGATCAACTGCGGAGGCAAGTCGGCCGTCAACGGCATTGCGTCATCAGTCCAAGGTCCGCACGCTTGCCAGCACCTCGCATGAGATCGTGGAAAAGGCGCGGCTCCAATACTACGACGAGGCGAAGCACAACCTGGCGCTCAAGCTCAAGATCGCGGGCTCCGACGTTTCGGCGACTGCCACCACCGACGTCGTTCTCGATGATGGGATTATCGAGCGCACGTCGGTGTTCATGTTGGGCGCTGGGGTGACCTCCTATTCCCGCGTCATGATTGGCGAAACCAATAGCGCATCGGACCTTTTCTTGGTGTCCGAAGTGAGCGACGTGGCCGTAGCCTAAACAAGGGAAACCCGATGACCGTCAAAACATCTGACATCGACCTCGAGGCCGAATACGAGGTGGATCTAAGCAAGTCCTACAAACTCGGCAGCGTGACGTTTTCTCCGCGCAACAAAGTGAGCGTCCAAGGCTCCGTGTTGGTGGAGATGCGCAAGGCCAAGGCGGTGCTCAATGAGCGCCGCCTTTAAGCCGCTCGCCGATAACGACGCGGTATCGGCTCCGGTCTTCAACCGCGTCCTTCGCGCGTTCGACGGCCGACTCGTAGAGGCCGAGCAATCCAGAAAAACCCTCGACGAAGCGTTAAACGATCTGCTCAAGATCGGCCTTGAGCGGATCAACACGCTGCTCACCCCCGCGATCGTTAAGATCAGCCAAGTGGCGGAGCTCGGCTTCCTGCAAGCGGTCTCCTCCACGCCGCTGATCTTGGTGGTGGGGAATTACCTGACCTTTGTGATCGACGAAGGCGCGCAGCGCGATCTCTTCACGCCGACGCAGTTCGTGACGGTCTCTCGCCACGCCAACTATTCGGATTTGGCTATCGGACGGGTGCACTC